AATGCAAAAGCAACACTGGTCTACATGGAAGAGTTTAGAAAGTCGTTGAAAGCACAGATAATGAAAGAGCATGCAGAGATGTCTGTGTCTGCACAAGAGCGTGAAGCATACGCAGATAGCAGAATGTTGAAACACCTTGATGCACTACGACACGCCACGCACCAGTATGAAAAGCATCGTTTTACAAGAGAGGCACAGTTAGCTAAGATAGAAGCATGGCGAACGTATCATGCGAATTTAAGGTCTATAAAGCTATGAGGGATATGGTCAACAAACCACCTCACTACAACAATGGTGACATAGAAACTATAGATGCCATACAATCAGCTTTAGGTGATGGCTTTGAGTTTTACTTGCAGGGTAATATCTTGAAATACGTTTGGAGATATAGACACAAGAATAATGTAGAGGATCTCAAGAAGGCACAGTGGTATTTAAATAAATTAATAGATATTAAATCTTAACCTGCTTCTTTTATCCCTGCACTTCTCATTATAATTAATCCATTCTTTTGGAACTCGTTGATCTTCTTTCTGATGTTTTTAATCAACTGTTTCTTACGATCTTCTTCAAGTCTAGGGTTTCTTTCTATCTTTTTAATTTGCCTTAATAGTCTGTTTCTAGCATTATCTATTGCTTTTATTCTGCCATATACTCTTAGCTCATCACGATACTTATCAGTTACATCCTTTATTCTTTCTGTATCTCCTGCTCTTCTAGCGATATCTAGCTCTGCAAATATCGTAAATAGCTCTTTTCTGTTCTCTAGATATGTACCAGTGTCTGCAATCTCTGATGGTGTAGCTATGACCTTTCTAGCCAGTGGTATTCTTGGAACTATCTTGCCCTCAAAATCTCCACTGAGAATCTCAGGTACGTCATTAAATATTGTTTCACCACTTCGTAGAACAAATCTTCCTGCACCACCTGATATGTAATCAAACCAAAACTGTAGTGTGTCAGGTGATAAATCTACAAGTCCTGATCTTACTTCGTTACCTCCTGAAAGATCGTTAATAAATTGTGCAATGCTCTTTGGTATCTCACCAGTTGTATTCCAGTGGCTATGTGCATCAGGTAGTGGGCGTGATGTAAATGTTGGTGAGTCTTTTGTTATAGGATCACCTTTGTAATCTTTATTAATATACAAACTGACAAACGGATCTGCGACTGTAGGTGAAACAAAATTTAAAAATGATTCTGTGCCACCCAGTGGATTAATCATTTCTGTCGCAGTTGCGAGAATAGACTCAGTTGCCTCTCCTGCAGTGTACTCACCTCTAAATGCACGACTCAAAGCTCTACCAGTGTTGACTGCCATGTTGAGACCATAAGCCAAAGGTATCTTAATAAACCTATCTTCCATGAAGTCTAAACCGAAGTTAGGTATGATTAGGTTGTGTTCTAGTTCGTACCTAGATAATTCATCGTAGTCACTGATGCCATCTTCATCTTCGTCTTCAGCAAACAATGCTATCAACTGATCGTTTAAGAAACCATATACGAATAGTCCTGCCCAAAATTTTTGTACTCTTTTAGATCTAACAGCGGCATTAAACAATGCCATGCTGCCCTGTAGCGATGCATTATAAAATAAAAACCATGCGTTCATGAAGGCTTTGTCTTCACCACCTTTGGCGAAGTTAACTGTTATATCCCTTGATGCCTCGGCGGCTCGTTCTATAGACATGCCTCTATTTCGCAAGGCTCTAAATGTAGCAACACGAACACCATTCTCAACTGCAGTGTTGTAATCATCTAAGAATTTCAGGATAGAATCACGACCACCTACAAATTTTTTCTTCATCTGTCCAAGTCGCTTAAACCTGCCGTCTTCACCTATACCATCCAGCACTTCTTTTAAATTTTTTATTTGTGTATCCAGATCACCCATCTGGTTGGTTGCGTTCTGCCCTCCATTCTCTCTAAATAATAAATATTCTTTTGACCATTCGCTTTCTTTGTCACCATTCCTAAGATTCTTTCTTATTCCGTTGATAGCCTTGAAAGCATTGTACATTATTTCTTTTGTTATACCTTGCTCACCATACTGCTGTACGTTTACGCCTGCAGTCTCTAAGTCTTTTGCAAGGTTAGGGATAACGAATGATGGGTTCCATGATGTGTTAACATTAGATAAAAATCTATTTATCTGTGACATGGCACGAACTATGCCACTCATATTAGTTGGCGAGTAATGGACTTTCATAGCTCTAGCTATGTTGGCATCATTTATATAAATGGATACATCTTTACCATCTTGTCTGACATTAATTAGATGTAATGCTTTCTCATCTTTGTTTAGTTTTCTTACTTCCTCAGGGTCAAGAACTCTAGCTATAGCTCTCATGTTTTCTTTTAGGTCTGCACTTTCTGTTAGATCACCATTAGGAGATACATCTCTGCCATTTAATAAACTTAAGAAAGATAGACCGACTTTGTTTCTTTCTGCTAGTTCTATAGTCTTGTTGTTCTGTGACATAAGTGTAGGTATTATATTCTCTGCATAGGATGCATCTTTAAATACCCTGCCTTTGATTGTTTTATCAGGTCTACCTCTAGCACCAAAGAATGTGCCTATGGTTCTAGGAACTATAGCTTCACCTGTATCTTCATCTATCTCCTGATCTTGAGATATGTCACCTCGTAAAGGAACGTAGTTAACCAACTCGTTAAACGCCTCTTCTTCAGCCTCAGGTATCAAACCAGCTTGTCTTCTTTTGTTTGTTGTGTCATCTGTAATTTGTTTTGCAAGTGATGCTATCTCTGCAAAGGCACTGTTATCCTCTAGATTGTTAAACCAGTTTAGATATATATCTGCCTCAGAATCCGACATAGAAGATCCCAGTGCCCTACCAGTTTTCTTTCTAACAAACTCATTTCTTGACTTTGCATGTCTTGCATATAGATACAAATCAGCAAGAGCTAGTCTTATGTCAGGGTAATTGTCTTTGTAAACTCTGTAAGCTATCGTGCCTTTTGTAGCTTCTAGTGCATCCAGGGATGCCTGATCAACATTTATTTTTTTTATTAACTCACCCATAGGGGTGTAGAAGTTCTCGTATGCTTTGATGTTTAGGTCTTTTACATAACCATGAAACATCTTTTCTTTTAGATATGGATCTAATGCGTTTGCTATGCTTAGTCCTTGATTTCGTAACGCATCTATCATTTTGCCCACGGGCTGAAATGCATCTTGGAATCTAACAACTGTTCTCTCAGCTATGGCTTCTGCCTTATCTGCATCAAATAATATCTTTAGTGGCTTGGTCAACATAGGTGCAAGGTTATTGTACCTAATCTCTTCTTCTCTTTTTTGTATAGAGTTGTCTGTGTCACTTGCATTTGGTGGCACAATCTCTTGTACTGGCACTGCACTAAACTTAGGGTCTTGGTTATAGAATGTTTTGACATACATAAACTGTGTGCCATCTTTTATATTAGGATTGTTAAATGAATCCTCAGGTGGCAAACCACTGGTATCTGTAGGGTCGATAGCTTTCTTTACTCCTTTTTGTAAGATCAACTTGAATGGTGCTCTTCTTATACCACTCTTTCTGTTGTTGACTTTAGAAGATGGCTTGAAGTCGAATGTTAACTGACCACGCTCTCTATCTTCTGTAAAATCGTAATCAAAGTTATCTGTGTAACCAATGAACTTACCATTTCTCATTTCGAGATTTGGCTTTTCATTTATTTTTTTGAGCACGGCAAATATGGCATCTTCAACACTTTTGTAGTTGGTGAAGTTTAATAAATCCTTTTCATGATTGACTGTCTTTCTAAGCACACCCTGTCTATCGCTTTGGATGTGACGTAAACCAAAGTTGCCAAGCCTGTCACCACTAGCTAAGTTTTCTGCCTTTTCTCTTTCTGTATTAAAGTGCCTTCCCACTGGTAGCAACACATGCAATGGCTTGCCACCAAACAAAACCATACCGAATACTTGCTTGCCCTCTGGTGATCTAACCAAATCAAACTCTGGCTGCACATCAATCTTCGAGAATTTTTTATTTATTCTTTCGGTTGTGATGTTTGTTTCGAGTCTGTCTGCGAAGGTGAGTAGCTCTCTCCTAAAAGTGCTCGGATTAATCTTGCGGTTTTCAACCCTAAGGATTGACCTTTCTTCTCTTGGATCAAGTCTACCTGTTTCAGCAGGTTTAAGAGTTCTGAGTCTTTCTCCATATCCACCCCTTTCTAATATCTCTTGATAGATTCCCTCTGACATCAAAGTAGCAAAGTCTTCTACTTGTGATATGTCTACGTTAGTTACTTCACCAGCTTCCAAAAGTTCTCGTGCACTTTTTTGCTGACCCTTGACTCTTCTTAAATTTCCTAAAGCTCTTGTTACTGACCATACTGTCTCTTGTATTTCTGCAGGAGTCCATCTCTCTCCTGTTAATTGTGTTGCAACTTCAGCCGCCTCTCTGGTCTTCGCAGATAGAGCTATGTAATCTATAGATTTTCCTGCAATTTTTGCTATGTCATCTTGACCTCTGCCCTCTAATATCTCTCTTTTTGTAGGATTACTTCTCTTTAACTTTTTCTGAAAAACTTTTGGGTCTATATCTATTGCAGCGTAGTTAGTCATCCATGAGTCATTTGTCACTTCCATTACATTATTGACAAGATTAAGCATAAAAGAATTAACTTTAGGACCTGATAGCAGCAGAGCCATCTCTTGTCCATCTGCCGCAGATAGAGACCTTTGTGTGTTATTATGTATTGTGGACATATATCTGCCCTCAATAGCATCATAAGCTAAATCATCTATGGCTGCAGGATCTCTTGGTCTGCCTGCTAAATTCCAAGCCACCCATGTTTTTAAAGCTATTTGTAAGTTTGTTTCTACAGATATTTGTGGTGACATTGCCGCCAACAAAGCAACAAATCTTCTACCGTCATGTATACCAAATAAATCTTGTATGGTTTGTGCGCTGTTTTTATACCAACCTTTTTTCTCTACACCTGATATGGCAACGTTAGCCATCTCGTTTGATGTAGGCAGATATTTTGTAAATAAATCATACAGATCTGATACTCTTTTATTAGACCCAATGCCTTCATAAACATACTCATATTCATTTTTTAATAAATATCTTGCTATGTCTGCAGCTCCACCAGGTAAAGGCACTGCACTAAATTTTTTTTCTTTGGCGGGCTTAACACTAAGTGGCTGGAATATACTGGCTACCATGCCCAAGTCTGTATCTGCGCCATAGTAACCTATAAATCCATCTTCTTTTACTAGGTTCTCAAAGATAGTTTGTGCTAACAGGTTCTTTTCTCTATCTGTATTTATGGTTTGTGGGAAGCCATCACCTGCCTCCATAGCAGCTTTGTACATGTAGTCTAAGCCATCTTCATCCATATTATATAGGTTTTCTATTGGAACTTTAGCTTCGTATACATTGTCACCAATATTCTCTGGCTTGTAACCATATGGTTTACCTAAAGCCATACCATAATAATTTCTTGGCAAGTATCTATCTGGGAATAGGTCTCTTCTTTTTGACTCAGAGCCTGCAACTAAATCGTTTGTACCTTGTTGATCTGGTCTTATTTCTATGAGGTCACTGACTGGACTGAAGTGAGTCAGTGTCACCATGCCATTATCATCTACTTCAGGTGCTATGTTTATAGCAGAAAACTTTTCTACTTTTCTAGCGCCTCTCCTTTTAGCTCCTTTTTGAGACCTCTTGATATCTCTGACTCTGCGCTCGATTTCACCTCTATCCCTTGCTTTTGTAAATTGTTCAGTAAGGTCTGATACAAATCTTCTACGCTGGTCGTGGGCTTCACTATCGTAAATATTGGCTTCTTTGAGTTTTTGGATTCCATCTTTACTGCCTGTAAATTCAAAGGTGCTTAAATTAAATATACCATCTTGATCTGCTGCCTCTCCAATGTACAACGCATCAGCATTGTCGTCAACCAACATGGTGGCATCTAGGTTGAACAAGCCATCTTCACTTCTCCAACCGCCTGCAAACATCTTAACATCACCAAGTTTAGCCATCAGTGCTACAGTTTCTGCAAACCTATAAACCATATCCTTGTCAATTACCTTGTCAGATACTCTTATCTCTGCAGGTTTGGATGGGGCAACTGCGATGCCTGCCTGCTGTTCTACAAAAGGGAAAACATCTATATCTATAGTAAAGCCATCAGGATTAGTTTGTATAAATTCTAATAATGCATTAGCTACCTTATCAGTTTTGACAGCACTAAAGGAATAAACTTGTGGTGCATATGTTTCATCTTTCTTCATTTTGTCGTTAGATGGATAAACATTTATCTCTGGCAGTCCTGTTCTTAATCCAATAGGATCAAACTGATAACCCTCTTTCTTAAGAACTTTTCTCACATCTTTCGCAGATAGGTTTCCTCTTGCATATTGAGTTAATGCCTCTTGTACATTCTCGTTATAAGGTGTTTGTATATCTGATTGATATTCTTTTAATTTACTTTTTAATCTTCTTGGTATTATGTCTCTTTGATTCTTACTCATAAAATGTGATAACAATTGATTTTCACCAACAAAAACACCACTCTTGTTTGATCTTGGTGTATCTACAACGACAAGCTCTCTTTCTTCTTGAGCGCCAACAAATGCTATCTCACTTATTCCAACTTCATTGAAAGAGTATTTCTTATTTTTATCTTTACCTGTTTGTATCTCTACATAATTTTCTAATCTCATAACTTTTACCTGACCACTAGGAAAAGCTCTTTTTAGATTAGCTTGTAACACTTGATAATATTCATCATATTGTGGACTGGTCAAAGCCCTCTGTAACGCATCTCTATTATTATTTGTAATGTATTCTTGTAAATTTAATCCAACATCTTCATACTCTAAAAGCGCACCATCTTCGCCCATAGCCTCAAACAAACCTTCTTTTTGCAAGTCTGTTCTTGTTTCTATGTTTTGTTTTTCATAATCACCTTCTTTATATATAAAATCATCAGGTGTTAAAATTCTTACAGCACTGAATTTCATATTGTCAGGAAAATAACCAAACTCATTTAAATCATTACCATCTGATCTTAAATCTTTTACTTGCACTTCTTCTTCCAAAACTTTACCCGCTTGTTGTCCATCAAAACCATAACCACTTGCTGCATGATTTTCTGCATAAGACCTACTTAAGGTAACAAAATCTCCAGGATTTATAGTATCTATTTCTTCTTGATTTGGGACTGCTCTATATACAAAAATAAATTTATTAGGGTTACCTCTAGCATCTTGTATTGCAGCGAAACTTTCTCTATCAAATAAATTATTTGGATTACCATATAGTCTTAATCCATCAGGTGAATATATATCACTTGGAAAATATTCTCCTCCCCCTGTCATGTCATCTAGTCTAGCTCCCTCTGGGTTAGGTTTATGAGCCATTCTATAAGATCCATCCATTCTTACTGTGCTTTGTTTTTGTTTATCGGGTCCGATACTACCTCTTTGTCTAGCACCTATCTGTTTTTCTTTGTCAGTAGTTTTAATGTTGGTAAATATTTCATCAGCACGAGTAAATCCCTCTTGTTGATGTGCGCCAAATATTGCTTTTATAACTTTTACTATCTTTTGAAATAAAGTCTTAGGCTGTCCTACTAATGTTAACTTACCATCTGACCAATCTCTGAACATTTCAGCAACTGCTTCTTCTGCCTTTGCCTCATTGTCTAACTCACGATTCATCTCTATGGCTCTGTCCATATATGTGTATTTTCTTACAACAGGTTTGCCATTTTCTATTACAACATAGTTTCTTTTTCTTGCTGCATTGACTAAAGTTTTAAATTCTTCAGGTTTTATTATGCCTAGATCTCTTATTGCATGTATAATCTCATGGTTCATGACACTTCTAAGTTTACTTGTTAGTGCCGCTTCACTCATATCAGAGTTATAAAGTGCCATAGATAGAGCTATTGTTCTTTGTCCGCCCTCACTGGTAAATAATCCTTCTGTTACTTGTGTGTCACTTTCAAAAGCCATAGGTGCAACTTTTAATTTAACATCACTTAGACCTATCTCATTCAGTTCTTTTTGTAGATTATCTTGTATTCTGCTCTGCTTTGCCAAGTATTCTCTTGTTGGCTCAAAGTTATTCATGGCAGCAATATTCTCTACCTCTGGTGAGGCTTTGGCACTGGCAGTGTTTGGGTATTGCAAGTTATCAAGATTCTTTGCCTGTTTTCTACTTATATAAGTATTTATAAGATCAGTATATTCTTTCTCTTTGACTTGTTTAGCCTCAGTAAGTTTTGTCAACTTATCTTTTGATTGTTCTAATTTTTCTTTAGCCTCTGCTTTTTTCTCTTCTTCTTTAGAATCTTTTATAGCTTTTTGTAATTTTTTATTATCTTTCATTTCAGATTCTATTGCGCCATCAAGATTCACAAGTTCGTTATCTAAGTCTTGTATTATTTTAAATGCAAGGTTTGGCTTTTGTTTTACCTTTTGATTGTTAGCTGACTTTTCACCAAGCACTACTTCTACTTCTTCCACAGTTGTGTCTGCATCTGTGTCACTAGGAAACTGCTCTCTATTAACATTAATTCTATCTAGTCTAATCTTTTGAGCTTCTACAGGGTCTAGATCAGATAGTTTTATAGGTTGATATGGTGACTGTGTTTCTTTTGCTGCATCCAATAAATCTTTTGTTTTAGTCTCGCTTTGATTTACTTTCTCTACAGTTTTATCCTCTGCTTTTAAATCTAAATCTGCTATAATTTTATCAGCATTAATCTTTTCTTGTACTTTTTGTTGTAACAATAATCTCTGATCTTGTTTTAGCTGTGATAATTTATCATCTGATTTAGCAGGAGGTTTCTGCCCAAACAATGTCTGCCCTGTACCACGAACCGTACCACCAAGGAGACCTGCAGCAGCAGCCACTTCTTTGTATTCATCGATAGCCTCATCACTGGTTAAGGATTTGCCTGCCTGATATCTTTCTATAACTTGTTGACCAAGTTCAGTAGGCACTTCTATTACTGTACCAGCAGCTATACCTTTTGCTGCACTACCTGCAACCTCTGATGCCTTTACACCTTTTGTAAATAGTCCACCACCAGCAAGTAACTTACCTGTAAATCCTGATATTAATAATCTATCTGCTATAAAATCTAATGGTGCTTGAAGCGTAGCTGCTAAAAAAGCCGCAGATTCACTAACTTCTATTCTGTTACCTTTTTCTATCTCTTCTTTTTGTGCTTCTCTATTACCTCCATAGAAGAATGGTAAATTAGTTCCAATACCTGTTATAGCTCCACCAACAAAAGCCCCAGGCGGACCTGCTACAGCAAATCCTGCGACAGCCCCAGGAACACTACCAGCAAGAGTATATCCTAGATTTGGTAACTGCTCACCAAGAGTGGAAGCAGTCCAATCAAAAAAACTACCTATATCTTTTATATCATCTAATCTTTTTGCTTTGTCAGAGTTCTCTAATAATTCTTGTTCGTTACGTTCAACAACTTCTGCACCATAATCTTTAACTGCTTGTATACCAGTTACTTTACCAGCACCCTCTATAAAACTACCTAAATTTCTTTGAACTAAATCTATTCCCCTATCAATGCCTTGACCAAAAATACTACTTTCATCAGACTCATCAATCTCAGGTTCTGGTCTCTCTCTGTCTACTATATAATTAGATATTAATGCTGATTCTTCTTCTGTAGGCGTGTTACCAACAATTTCAAATGGATATATCTTACCAGTTAAATTACTTTGTGCCTTGAATATGCCCATATTTAGGTTGCCTTTTCATCTTTTTTTTCTTTCAGACCTAGCAAACTAATGCCAGTGGCAAATTGTTCATACCCAGGGTATCTAGATATTAAATTTAAAATTTCTCTTTCTTCATCTTGTAATCTTTGTAATAACTCTGGATTTGGCTCTGCGCCCATCTCAGAATATTTAGTTTGTGAAGTTCTGTTTCTACTTAGATTTGTAAATAAATCAGATAATTTAAGACCTGTGGTGCTTTTTGCTAACTTAGATCTTGCATTAATTAAGTCTATCACACCATCTGTATATCTTTTTCTTGCGTCAGACATGGCATCAATACCTGCTTCTGCAGCCTCTGATATAGTTTTAGTGGGATCTGCTAGAGCCAAGCCTGCTTTTGCTATACCAAGCCATTTATCAACTTCTCTATCTTTCTTTAACTGTTCTTGTAAATCTACTATATCTTGCTCTAAATTAGACCTTTGAAATATAGATCCTGTTGCAGCAGGTTTAAATATATCCGATGGCTTAATAGTTGTGGTATCTCCATCATCTTTAATAGTGCCATCTTTATTTAATTCTATATCTTTTGTAACTACTTTATCATCTTCTGTAACTTTTGTTCTGACAAATTCTTTGCCATCTTTATTTATAATCTCTCCTTCACCAGTATCTACAGCAGGACCACCAAAAACTTTTATAGGATCAATAAATCCAGACTCAGCTCTACTACCTTCTTCTAAATTTAATAAATCTTGATATGTTGCTGCACCCTTTTTTCCAGGCATCCTAGGAATCTGTGATCCCATAACCTCATCACTTTCATCAAACGGTCTTAGACCTGCACCATAAGCTGCTTCAAATCCTATCTCACCAGGCTGAAGGGATCTTTTTCCTGCCAAGATTCTTGGAAGCAAAAGATTTGGTCTATCTAATCCTGCAGGACCAAACTCACCAGCCATAGAATTAGCTTTGTTTCCTGATGCGAAAGCCTGACTTACTAAACCTAAACCAGAACCTTGATTATCTGTAGTTTGAGACTGAGACAAAGCATCCATCACATCTTTATCTATGGGAGATACGTTATTTTTAACAGCTCTAGCAGAATTTGTATTTGTTAATAAATCAGATACTTTGTCTTCATCATCCATTTTGGCGCTTTGTATCATAAGATTATATTCTTGATCAGAATATGGGTTTTGATTTCTATTCTCAAACTCTACAATAGCTTTCATTACCCCTAGTTTAGTATTATCATCATCTAGATCTATCTCATCATCTTTACCGACACCTAGTTTGTTAGCAATAAAACCTTTGTAATTAGTTCTAGATTCCATAGTGTTATCACCACTAGGAGCATATCTATCTATTAG